TCAATCACTTCGTACCAATAACCAATTGTATATACTTCATAAGGATGCTAACCCGTTTATCGAATACGGCCCGGTGGTCAGCGTTTCCGCTCCCAAGCCGAAATATCCTATGGCATCCCCTATGGGACAGTTGCCCCAAATGGAAATGGTTGTGGATGTTGTTGTCTGCATCAACGGGCAGAACACGACATTCCAAAATCTTCCTGCCGGCATGGATATAGCCGACTTCGGACAGAACGGGAATATCGTAGTGTCATGCTCGCGTGATGCTATGAATAACGAGGTCGCTTCTATGAAACAGAAAAGCATAGACATCATCAACAGTATGGACTTCCACAATTCCGTCATTGCAGGGTGTGACAAGATGCTTACGCTCTTGAACCCTGAATTTGCCGAGAAACAACGTCAGGAGCAGGAAATATCCTCTCTGAAAGGGCAAATGGCGGAAATGAGCAAGAATATGTCTGACCTTATGGATTTGAACAAACGGCTCATGGAACAGCTCGGAGTGGTTGAAACATCCAAAACAAAGAAATGATTATGGGAATGTGGGAAATATTAGAAGAAGGGCGTGACGATTACGGACGCGGCTTCGGTATGAGAGGTGACGAGGTGGAGGAAGCCTATAAGGAAGGCTGCCGCAAAGGTTACGAAAAAGCCATGAGAGAAATGCGCGGAGAAATGGGTTTCCGTGATGGTGGAAGAAGTTATTCAGGTGGTGGAAGCTCATCCGGCATGGATGAACGCAGATACCCCGGATACTTTCCTGAATATCCGCGTATGGATGACATGGGCGAACGCAGACGCAGACGCGCTAACGGTGAGTTTTATTAATGGTGGAGGGGTGGAATGCCCCTCTTTTTAAATAAAGGTTATGGAACAGAGATTGGATACATACAGCAGATTTCCATCGGGCATGAGGGAATATCTGGAAGCATACGGCTTTCATTTCAGCAAGAAACTTTATGAATGGGCCGTTTCAAAAATGAAGGTGAAAGACGAAGCCACGGGCAAAGAGAAAAAGCTGGAGCCGTGGAGCAAAGATGAAGTGGACGATATGCTGAAAGCGAACGGAATTACCATTGAGCACGACAAGGGTTATGACGTTGCTTATGTCGCAAACATGCTGAAAGCGGATTTCTATAAAAAATCATTGGTTGACGAGGCTCACTTATGCAAGCATATAAAATGCTACCTTGATGATATTGATGGCGATCCTTGCAGGGCGTTTGACGAGTTCTTTGCCACCTGTATAGGTAAAGGGATTCCTGTAATCTGGTCGGATGTGATATGATTATTCAGGAGTTCTACATACCGAAATATGGAGACTGGCACGTCAAAGTGTATTATGCGGTACACACCTATTGGGCGGATCGGATCATTATGGACCTGTACCGTATAGGATGCAGGGGGGATTCCCTCAAGCGTGCGTATCGCAATCTGACCGAAGGCAGAATGAATACCGGTCTAACCTATTCGGACTACAGGAAAAGAGAGACAGTAATGGTTATCTCACTAACCTCTACCCCCGAAGAGTTTCAAAATTCGTGGGACCACGAAAAAGGTCATTTGTGCCGGCATATCTCCAAGGCTTTCGGGATTGATCCTTATGGAGAGGAAGCGCAATATCTCAGTGGATATGTCGGTCAAAAGATGTTCCCTGTAGCCAAAAAGTTCTTATGTGAACATTGCAGAAAGGGAATGGAAAAATAATAATCGAACAGAAGCGTTCTTTGACTTGTTGGAATTACCGTTTTTACAAAATAGTCGTGAAATTATATACATAAATCCAATAAAATTATATATCTTAATTATATGATATTATTGGAATAACAAATACTTTATTCTATCTTTGAGCCGAATTTTAAATTATAGATGGAAATGGAACAAGAAAACAACAATGCGATTCTTTCTTTTGAAGACTTTAAAAACCAAAACGGCATCGTTTATTGGTGGGCCTCAGAAGTAATGGTTATGCTTGGATATAATGATATGAAAGCATTTTGTAAAGTTCTTGACCGCGCGACAAAGGCTTTTGTTTCGCTCAACATTCCTCATTATGAAAATATAATAGCTGTGAAACGCAATAATAATGGTGTTGAGTTCCAAGACTTCAAACTTACACGTTTTGCGTGTTATCTTGCTGCTATGAATGGCGATCCAAAGAAGCCAGAAGTAGCATTGGCGCAAGCTTATTTCGCACAGCAAACACGAAAATTTGAATTATACATTGAAAACAATCAGGAAATAGACCGCGTGCTAATACGTGAAGAACTTGCAGATGGAAACAAATCTCTCGCTTCAACAGCAAAAGCCGCAAATGTTACTGATTATGCAAAGTTTCAAAATGCAGGTTATCTGGGTATGTATAATATGGAATCGTGGAAGCTTGAAAAGAAACGTGGCGTTAAAAAAGGAAAGCTATTTGACAGAATGAGCCGTACCGAACTTGCTGCCAATCTATTCCGTGTTACCCAAACCGAAGAGCTTATAAAGAGTAAACAAATATCTGGACAAGCTAATTTAGAACAAACACACTATACTGTTGGAAGACAAGTCCGAAATATAGTAGAACAAAATACTGGGCGCAAACCTGAACAGTTGCCACAAGAAAAAGAATTGCCTATAATTAAAAAAGCTCTTAAAATGACAGCAAAGGAAATGAAAAAGATTGATAAATAATTTTTTCGAATTGTAGTTTTGTTCTGCAATCTAAAGGTGCAAAAAAAGATACCCCCCATACATCTACACTAGTGAGCTACGGTCAACGTAGCCTTTCAATGTATCAAGGGCTATCTTCATGGCGCAAAGATAAAATTAAATATTCAAAAACGCAAAATAAAGTAACTATTTAGCATTAAGCGGTAATCCCCAACGGGTTTTACCGCTTTTTTTATGTTAACAGAATATGGAAGAAGATAAGTTGAACATATTGCTTGAACATGCTGATGATGTGCCTCACTGGTATTTTTGTCGTTTACTTGCTGTGATGCGATGGAACGTATAGAGAGGTGGATATACAGGCTGATACCTCTTGCCGTGTTGGCAAGGGTGATATCGTTGTGCCTGTAATTCTCCCTAATTTTATAAGGCTCCCTAAATATTTAGTTTAGTGGTAGCTCACTGGGATACCTTACTCATTTCTTCGTGTACTAGTCTGCGAAACTCCTCACTTTTTGCAAAATTCCCTATCTGTTCGCCTTTGCACATATCGTAAGTTATGAAAGTTTTTAAGAGAAAGACGTCCAACCCTACAGCCTTGAATCCCATCGCAATGCCTTCCCGGCAGGTGGCGAACACATTTTCACGATGCCCACCATCTACTTCTTCGGTCGAGAAGTTAAACGAATAGCTATTATTGATCTCGAAGTACCGTTTCATCAGTTTTGTGCCTGTAAAGTTAATTCCCATCCGCTCGGCAAATCGGGAAAAGATGTGTGGAGGAAACGCAAGAAGAACCATTTTACCTTTGACGAAGGTAGGCATATAGGCATACTTGCCATGCCCGGTATCGTGGTAGCAGACGAAGGAGATACGGCAATCATCTCCTATCTCTTTTTTGCTGTGAGCCTCCCATAATATCAGCCACTTGTTTTTTCGCACAGTGGTGACAAAAGAGTGGATACGCACCGGAAACAGAACGGATTTTTTGATTATCCGGATGACCTTAGCGTCCTTGCCATCGGAGATAGTGAGCACGTTTGGATAATCAGCTCTTATTTCGTCAAGCAATTCTTCTGCTGTCATGGTTGATGTTATCATAATTAATATGTTTTATAACATTAATAATTTGTTGCTCGTTAATTCAAAAAGTTGCACCTTTGCATCGAACATCAACGATGTTAGTCGCACTTCGGTGCGTGGATTGAAACAACATTAGAAATGTCATTGTGATTTGCTCACAAATTAGTATGTCTATGTAATTTATTGCATAGTGAAGAGGCGGATTTCTCCGCCTCTGTTTTTATACTTCTACTTCAGTGATGTGAATTACATTTTCGTCAAATGCGCTGCACCCATAGTAAACCCCTCTTTTTCTGTCTTGGGATGCTTTTCTTTCAGCTTCTTTTCTTGTTATCCTATGACAATCGTAATTCGGGTCATAAGAGTTTCTTTCAAGAAGTTCGTTTAGTAATTCCGTATCATCTTTATCGCCTACGTTCACAAAGAATAGCGTAAATTCGTTGGCAAAATTTCTTGGGTATACAATATAATATTTCTTCATAATCCTTGCCCGTCATGCCGATAGCTAAGCGTTATGTGTTGCAAAATTATCGTTTATAAATCAGTAATTCGTTTCACAAAGTATGTTTTAAAGCATACTTTGAATATATTCAGTGCGTCTATTAATCTTAGTCCGTAAGGCAGTTAGGCGATTCCGGGTAAAGGGCAGCCCGGTCTTTGTCAAAATACCTCTTGCGTTCAGTCGTTCAACTACCTTGTCAATGTCTTGCGGAGTATTGCACCCCTCCAACATGGCGGCTATCATATTGTTCTTTTCATCGTTCATCGCTTCCTTTCTTCTCTTTTCCCCGTTCGCCTTACCGCCTTTTGCCTGACCTGATGTAGTACCGCCTAAAGAGGTGCATTTGTTCCCAGCTTTGGAAATGAAATAACCGTTTTCCTCAATTTGTTTTTTCTTTACTTCCAATGCTGATTTAGTTCGTTCCTGTATAAGTTCTTTTTCCAGTTGGGCAGCAAAAGAAAAGGCAAACAATATCATTTCGTCCATTGCCTTTATATTACCGCAATCTAAATCAATACCCATTTGAACAATTACAAGACGTATTTTACGCGGTTTTAGTTCATCATTGATAAGTTTGTTTAAGTCGCTCATAGAACGCCCCAAACGGGAAATTTCGGCTACTATCAGCATATCTCCAGCCTCCAGCAATGGGAGTGCATCAGTACCTAATTTTCTTTTCTTATAGGTTACACCGCCGGATATTCCTTCTTCCGTTATCACAATGTCGGATTTTAAACCGTTTCTTTTCAACCATTCTTGGACGGTTCTGTTTTGTTGCTCCAATGTTTGTTTGTCAGTGGATACACGACCATATTCTACTACTTTCATAAATTACCCCTCCTTAGATTAAATTCGCTATTATATTATTCGTTTCGTTGTTCTTGGCTTCTGTAAGCCCTAATTCGGATATATTTTGAAGCGCAATTTCGCATTGTTGGCTAATGTATGAGATTTCATCGGCATCAATATCACGGCTATCGTATATAAACGCTTTCGCCAGCTTGATGGCAAGACCTTGACACACATCCCCGGCAACTTTTTCGGCTGCTATAATGTTAGAGCAAATAATTTGCTTAATACTTAGTTGTTTGTTCGTTCCCATATTCTTTTGTTTTTAAGTTAGTAATCAAGCTCATTTGAAAGTCTTGTGTATTTGTTGATACTATCTCTGTATGATTCAAATAACGGACAATTATAATAGCTAATTTTAGCCATTGCATTCCCGGTTTCGGACAATCTTTCAACATAGTAATTTAATGCGAAAGAATACTTTTTCTTTAGTTCATTCTTACTATGTTGTTTATCGAAGTATTCACTACATGATGATAGGCTTAATGATAATAAAGCCAAAGTTACAATTCGTTTCATAATTCAATCATTTAATTGTTAGTAATAGTTCCGTCCGTGGAACTTGCACCACTTGCAAGGCGTTGAACCTTTGGCGGATAATTCGGTTTAAAAACCGTTGTTCCCAGTCAGCTCCTTACCTACTCCAACAGCCAACCAAATCAAAATGCAAATCATGAACATATTATTTCCTCCTTTATTTAATTATTCGTTTTTAATATCTTTTTCCCACAATCCCGGCAGCCGTATTACTGCCGGGGTGTCATAAGATGATATGTTGGCAAAAAGCCCCAACGTACGTCTATGCTAACATGTGGCAATATATTTCTATTATAAAATCGTTCCGCATTGTACTATGTATCGTGTCCATGATACGCTTAGTACAATATGATCATTGCATTGTACGAATGCGGTAGGGCGTACAGGAAACCCCAGTTTTGCGTAATCCTGCTCAGCTTCCTGTTTGGTTGCCCTGTATGGCGTCACTTGTTCGGCACTCGTTTCTACCCAAACACTTTGTCCTAGTTCGGGAACGTATTGCCATTCGTGGCACTGTTTCAGTACATAGTACCCCTTTTTGAAGGGTGTTTTGTATCTTGGATCTAGGTTATTCTTTGTAACGTATTCCTGAACTTCTTTAAGCGTATCAAAATACCGTGAAGAACTGTTATAATACATTCCGGTTCTTACATTTATACGATTGACTTGATAACAAGTTATACCGTACGTTTTAAAGCATAATATTTCCGCAATATCTTTCATGTCCTTTTGTTTTTGAGTTTATAAATTTAGTTCCCGGCCGCAAATCAAATTGCCACGGTCTAGCCGTGCCGGGATAATTGGTTACTTTTGGTTTTTCCAAATCTTGTAGTCATTCGTGGACTCAAAACACATGAAACCGCCACACACTTTGGCGACATTTGAAGGCGTAAACGGACATTTTTTAATAGCTTGACACCTTGTTTTTACTTGGGCAAAATACGTTCTCATTGTTCTATTTTTTATTGGTTTATAATGTTGGTTAATCTTGTTCTATCGTCCACTCTTTTTTTACAAAGCCTTTAAAATTGCCAAACGATTTTCTAAACGCTGCTAACGCTTCTTTCTTCGTCTTGCCGTAATAGCAATAACGCGCCCCATTATGGAACTCTACTGTTAACTTATATTCTTTCATATCTTTAAAATTTATCTGATTCATCACTCTTGTTTATAAATTCGCGTAGCTTATCCCTGTCGGTGCCGGAAATGAATATCACAGCACCGAATAACAAAACCAACAAAACCATATTCAGCTAATTAAATGACCGTCTTTAATCGTCCGTTACCATCCGTAAACCCGTTAAGTATTTCCGCCTCTTTTTCGGCTTCTTTCTTAGTCGGATAGCATTCTATTATACAGTTGTCTAGATTGTCTAATATGCCGTAATATCCAAGTGTTAACGGCTTATCCTTGACGGTGTAACGCTTTCCCTTTACTTTTTTCTCGTAAAATTCCACACCCTCAGCAAGCGGGGTGTAATATGATGAATAACTAAGCGTGCCCGATTCTATTTTGTCGTTAAACTCAATTATACCGGGTAAATCTTTTTTTAAGCTGCTTTCCGTGCTTACACCGTCATAGGTTACGCAATACTTGCGTTCCTCCGCTGTGTATACGTTGAAAACATCGCCCGGCTGTATGTCCTCGCGTACTTTCGCACTGGTTATGATTCCATCGCCTTCAATGTTGTAATAGCGCACGCCGTTAAAGTTGCCCGTCTCAATTAAATGGATATTTTCAAATGGTCCCGTTTCCTCCGCAAGTTCCGGGATATATATTTCTTCAGGAAGCGCCGGCAACTCTGTAGGCGCTATCAATTCTTTCACTTTGTCCGCCTGCTTCTTGCTGAATATCCATCCGGCACGCTTTTCACCGTTGTAATTTAAAGACGGGTTAAAGCGTCCGCCTAATTCCTTTAATTGCTCTTTGATAGCCTTCGTATCGCCAAACACCGCGATAGCTTTTTCGGAGTAGTCCACGATTTCCAGACCTTCAACCGTCACGGCTTCCATTTCTTTGGCTTCCTCAACCTTTTCAGGCTTAACGCTGCTTTTCTTCGCTTTCGGCTCTATAACCTTATATTCATCGCTGATTTCTATATGGATATAGAAATTGGTATCGAAATAGTCTTGCATACCGTCCGAATCATCATAACGGAAAGAACTTGCATAAGTCGTAACAGCGTCCAGCACTTTGAACATTTCCGGCGTTAACTCGTCTTTCCATGCCTTCACGCTGGACATTGTGGACATATAACCACGTTCCGCGCTTCTTGATCCTTCAACGAAAGGAACACAAGGACCGGATTTTAATTCGATATACATTGAATCAGTGTACATGCTCCATTCAGAGCGAACAGAGAATTTAAACTCCGGGAAATTCTTCTTTGCATAAGATCTAACCTTTGCGGCAATTTCCTTTGTACTTAACTTGCTGTCATAGTTTGAACCAGACCAACCATTTGCGGTGTAGAAATTCATTGCTTTCATAATTATTCCTCCTTGTATTATTCTTCTTATTAAACGATTCGTATATAATCAGTATACGCGTATAATATAACCTCGTTTACTATAGTAGACTTGCCTACGTCTACGTTCGCGTTCGTACGCTATTCGTTCCCTCCTGCATTCTTCTTCAAATCTCCGTTCCTCTCTTTCACGCTCCTTTGCTGCCATCACAATAACAAACACGATCCAGAAAACACCATATAACAACCCATAAGCCAAAGCCAAGGAAGAAGAAAGTAGATAAATAGGAGTTAACCAACCTGCTACTATTAATAACACTGCTAAAGTTTTCATAATGCTATATAATTTAAATTGTTAAAATTCAACCTTATAGCGTGATAATTGTCTACTAACATCAGTAAACCAAGAAAATTAAATGGGAGAATATTTGCAAGAACCGAAATAGAAAAGTATCTTTGCTCCGTGTGATGGAATGGGATACTTTAGTATCTTGATCCTTTGAGAGTCTTAATATTCCAGTATTAAGGCTCTCTTTTTTATTCCAACATTTAATAACACGCTTTTGAATAAAGCATACATGCTTCGCTTTACGCTTATTCTTGTGAAAAGTAATCGGATATCTAATGTTATCACTATGTGATATCCTTCCCTTTTCACACTTCAAAGTTACGAAAAAGTTACCATTCTACCAAATATTTACCTATATAATTTGTAAACAAACATAAAAATATCACATGTTAAATAACATATGGTTGAAAGCTTGATTAGTATAATATTAAGCCCTTTTATTTACATCTTTGCAATGTATCACCGAGCCTGTCTTTGCCTTGTATAGCCCTTACCGAAGCCACCCACAACGAACCAAACGAGCGTTGCAATGCGTTGCAGGTATACCCCACCCCCCTATGCCAATGCATCCGTAAACATCCATCCTCTCCCGATTTTTTTTATTTTTTTCTGAATTTTCACGCCTTTGTAATGTTGCAATTTTTCATACACACAACTTAATTTATCATGTAAAATAATATTATTTATCATTATATCGATATTCATGTTTTGCGTTGATGCTTTCCTATGCAGATTGCTTTTATTCCCCTTTGTTTATTTAAATAATCAAAGGGAGTGAGGTGTTCGCTGTGCTCACTCTTTCTTTATGTTACTTTCTTTCTATGTATTTTGGATTAGACATTTTTCCTTTATTTATATAGGGTATGTCTAATATGCAATGATGTAGTACTATGCAATACAAGGTACACTTCAAGTATTCTTTTACTTTTAAGATTAAAAACTTAATGTTGAAACGGATTTAAATATATCATAGTGATAAATATTAAAGTAAAGCTTTAATATATGAATTTAATTAATTATATTTGCGTGTATTATAATATTATAATATGAAAGACTATAAGTTTTATATGATGCGTTACGGTGAGCTTGGTGCCGTTTGGAAAGACTTGGAAACAGATTTTCTCGGTTTGAGGTATAAAGAATGTACAGGCCTTAATTCGTATGGAGAGCCTACAAATATGTATGCAGAGGATTTTGCCGAGACAAGCAAGGCTGAGGTGTATGTTTCCAGCACACCGGCACACAAGCAGACAACTATAAAGCTGACATTGATATTCTTGGAGGATGATACCAAGGATGACAAGTCTTACCGTGACTTTATGGCTTTCATTACTGGTTCCAAGATTGCCTACCGTGATACAGCGAGAAAGAGAAAGGTTCTGATGTACCTTTCAGGAGCCACAGAGCCTAAAAGCGACACCCTTTACGGACAGAAATACAAGGAAGTGACGTTTACGTTCAAGAACGTTTACGGACATTCCTTCGGATATGACGAACAATTTCCTAACGAATAAAATTAAATTCTATATTGCTATGTTTTTAGAAACAGAGACCTTATCAGAAGCATTGTCTTTCGCCAAGCTGAAAGACTTGCCAAAGAAGTTCAATCCCGAACTGGGGCTTACTTGGATATTGGCTATCGCTCTTATCAAAAAAAAGAACCTCATGAATGCCTACGCCATTGTGGAGCAGAGGGCAGACGGACTTATCCAGTACAAGAAGACATTCGGACGGCTTTCTCCTATTGATGGGCTTATTTCCATCCATCCGTATATGTACGTAGATGAAGAGGCGTTGGGAATGGCCATGAAAGCAAACAGACGAACTATCGCCATGCACTATGCTGATGCAGCGGACGACATCATTGATTCGGACGATGAGAAGTTCAAGGTGTACCAGTTGCAGTACGCCATGGATATGCAGAAACTGAACATGAACCAAGAGAAGCCTAGATTCGGGAAGTCTGTTGTTGATGAAGCGGAGGAAGCGGCTAATCCGGTTGTTGAGGAAGTGTTGAAGGAGAATGAGGCGGTGGCGACAATTGAAGATGAGGGAGAGTGTATTATCGAGGTTGAGGACGCTAAGACTGCGTTCAGACCGAAAAGGGGTAGAAAGGTTAAAACAGAAGAGTAAGATATGGAATATAGACTAAAACACGTAAGAAAATTAGTGTCTGTCCCAAAAGAACAGATTGACTGGTTGATAAATGAATGCTCGGACGATTATAGTTTTTGTGAAGAAGCTAAGGATTTCTTTGATTGCTATATTGTAAGGAATGTATGTGGTACTGATTATAGGTATCTTGCTTACGAGCCTTTAAAAGATTATGATTTTGATTCTGACTATTTCCTTCTTGTGACAATGGGAAATGAGCAAAAAAAAGCAGCATACACATTTACAGACACATTGAATTGTTTGCTTTATTCAGCAAAGGAACTCGGATATAGAGAATTATGTGAAAATATAGAAAATATGATTGGGACATTATTTGAAAAGGAAAAAGGAATTGAGAGGTTCGAGGCGGAAGAAAAATTGAATATTAATCGGCATGAGCTGTTAAACAAAAAACTTTCCATTTTAATAACGCACCTTATAGATGAATATGAGAGAACAGGAAGAGATGTCGTTGATAGTATTGATGTAAGCATAGAAAGAGATAAAATTATAGATTCTTCTATTATAAAACTTTCGGTTAATGCTAAGGCTAATTTATGTTTATAGGAGGAATAAGGTATGGCAAATAACAAGGAACAACAAGGATTTGAGTTCATCATCAAAGAGAGCGATGTGCTAGAGAGAGAGAACTTCGGTTCGTTTGAGATAATCGTATGCCGCACAGGAATAATGTTTAAAAACTATACAGGTTACAAGGTATTCACTACCCCATATTCCGTAGGATTGGACGGTGTGGCACATGAAACATCTCTCTATGCGTGGTTGAAGTATATGGTGGACTTCAAGAAATCCATCAAAGGCAAAGAGAATGAAATGTTCGGGGAAACTACTTCCACCAACAAGGAGTTCTTGGACGGTATGAAGGTGCTTACCGAAGCGAACCTTATCAAGCCTATGGCTGTGTTCACAGATATTAATGAAGCGCAGAAAGAAGCCGAAAATTATATGAAGTGGATGGAGCAGCAGATGAAGGACTTGGATAAGGCGATTAAGACTACGCCGCCTGAAGAAGACTTGAAAGCTAATGCGGAATTTGAACAAAAGGCTATCATAGCAGAAGAAGCGGAGGAGATGTTTGACGATGGAACTAAAACCGAGGAAGGACAGGTATAACCCGGACAATGTATATCACATCTATATAAAGATGGAACGGCATCCTGGTGTGAAATGGGTGTCATTCAAGGACAAGCAGACCGGAGAAGTGACAAAGGGGCTTTTTATTCCCGATGTAGAAACAGGATGCATTAAGGTGAGAAACAGTAATATGTTTCTTAGCTTTAAGGCGATACCCGTAAAAGGATGCACCAATACCCATGTGATAATACCGAATGTTTCAAAAGGTGTAGATTGTAATATGGGTAAATGTGGGAAAAAGGAAGTGGATTTTAGAAAGGCTACTATTGGCAATATGTATGTTATGGGTGAAATTCTTAATGAAGACCAAAAGAAAATAATAGAAAAGTATGTCAGAAGGAGAAAATTGCTTAAAATCGGACGTTATAAGAAAGGTTGAGCGTATTGTGTGCGATTGCGTAAACAAAGCATTCTGCAAGGATAAATATTCGCCCATATCTCCATTGTCTTTATATGAAGGGAAGACAAATATACCGTTCGTAAAAAGAATGGCAAGATCTGCCGTGTTTGTGGTTGCGCATGACCGATTTGGGATGTCGTACAGCGCGTTAGAAAAGCATTCTCATATTCATGCACGTAACATTATACGATCAGTAAAGACTTATAAGAGCATTCCTGATTCAGACAATGCCGTAATGATGATAAAAGAACTTATAGAAGTTGAACTAAAAAAATTTCCAATTTTATGAATGATTTGCTTTCTTTTAAACGTAATGCCATGATGCTCGGTCTTTGCACTGGGTATAAGAATAAATGGGACGCAGCGACAAGTAAGGAAGCGTTAATGGATATAGCTTTGGATTCAAACGGTGTAGAGCTGTTGACAGATGCTCATAGCTTTGGATTCGGTATGGATATTCAGTATATGAAACGGACGTTTTCTGACTATATTAATGGTAAATGGAAGCGGAGCAAGGACGGATATACTTCGTGCCTGTATGTGGACTTTAACGGGCAAATAGAGCAGGATTGCACGCTTACTACGGTGCTTGCTTCAAAGGTTGAGTTCCATGTTTCAAAAGGGAATGTGTGCAAGCTGTATGTTGGAGGTGGATCTACTGTAAATATCACCGGAGAAGGTATCTGCTACGTGTACTCATACGGTCACAATAAAGTGACCGGCAGGTTTAAGTCAATGAATTGTATAACTAAGTCCGAATGGGCTAAAAATTGATTATTATGGATAATTATTATGTTAAACAACCGGTTAAGGTGATTGGCTATATTGTGCATGAGCCGACAAGGTCAAGTATTCCCGTTTATGATAAAATAGGATTGTTCAGAAGGCTTATGATTAAGGTTTGTTTCGGACTTAAATATAAGAAAATATGAAAGAAACAGAATATTGTATTGGTGATTTTCTGTATGGAATCCCATCAAGTAAAGAATCGGAAATGTACAATCCGATAGATAAAAGAGTTTTCATTTATAACGGATGCGTGACTGGTGACGGTTATGGTATTCTTATAGGTTGGAATGACGGGGAAATTAAAAAGAGTACAGGATTTAGAAATTTCATGTGGGGAGGTAATGTGCGAAAAGCAACCGAACAAGAAAAGCATGATTTTATGGCTAAATTAATGAATCAAGAAACAATTAATCCATATTGATATGAAAAAGTACATTGGAACAAAACATATTGAAGCAGAACCTATGACAAGAGGTGATGCGTGGGGAAAACATCTTCTTAGAGAAAAACCGTCAACGGAAAATTTTGATGATGAGGGCTATCATGTACGTTATGAAGATGGGTATGAAAGCTGGAGCCCTAAAGATACGTTTGAAAAGGCGTATAATATTGCCGAAACACCAGTTGACCGTATGCAGATAGAAGCCGAAGAACTCAATGGAAGATATGTAAAGTTGGCCGCTTTCATAGATTCAGGGAAAATGGATGAAGTAGTTAATGATATATACAACAAGTGTTTACTGGAAATGCAGTGCTATACTATGTTTGACTATATACGGCTTCTTGATACTTGCATACAGCGTATGCAAGGTTCTGATGGTGCTAAAGTAATAAAGATGAATTTTGGTATGGCTATTATGGCTCTCAAAGCAGGTTATCCACTTCGTAGAAGTGGTTGGAACCGGAAAGGATTAATGGTATTTAAGCAAGTGCCTGCGCATATCGAAAGCGACATTATCCCCAAGATGCAATCTCTTCCGCAATCAGCAAAAGACCTTATTCTGAAAGGTAAGGGTTTCATTGACTATACTAGTCAATGCCTTATTTACAACGAGAACACCGGGCGTGCTGATTCATGGGTTCCGTCTATTAGCGATGTGTTTGCCGATGATTGGGAGATTGTTCAATAGCCTATCTGCCATGTGTAGAAAAGGTAACGGGTGCGTTTGGCGTTAGTAACGCTGACACACCTTGCTTAAAAATCAGATTATGAAAGCAACAGACTTAAAAATAGGCAACTATGTTCATATCAAATTCCGCTCCCCACAGGGAGAAAGGCTTTCCATCCCCATGCAGATAGTCGGAATATTTTCAAGCATCAATGGGGCAAGCCCGAATGATACCGTTTACCTTGACTTTGAAGGAAACGAAGGTGATATATGGGAAGAAGAAGTACAAAATTTAGTATTCGCTAAAACGGAGCTTAAAAAACAATGAATTATATAGAAGAAGAGCAAATACAAGCCGACATAGAACGGTTTGAGCAAATAGGTAGCGATATTCCCGATGATGGAGATATGGTTGAACAAATACCATTGTTCAGCTCTTCCGATATGCAGTCAGTCATTGAGGGCGGTAAGAAGAAGCCTCCTATTCATAGGCTTTGGGGCGATTTTTGGTGGGAGAACGAGCTTGTATTCTTATTTGCCGATAGCGGAATAGGTAAATCCATTCTTGCCACGCAGATAGCCTACGAGATAGCCAAAGGGGAAAGCGAATGTACGGAGGTGGAGGTAAGTCCTCAAACCGTTTTGTACTTCGACTTTGAGTTATCGGACAGGCAGCTTGCAAGAAGGTATAAAAATGCCAAGTTCCCTAAAAATCTTGTCAGATGCACCATATCTGATAACGTGGATAGCGAAGAGTTCAGCATGAACGTAATTGAAGGGATAAAGGATAAATTGCTTGACACGAAAGCAAAGATTATGATACTAGACAATCTTTCATATCTATCCACCCAGACAGCGGAAGCAGAGTATGCCGGAGTTATTATGGACGGTCTCACTAGATTGAAGCGTGAGCTAAAAATCAGTATCATGGTGATAGCACATACGCCTAAGATTGAGGAATGGAAGCCCTTGTCTAAAACCAATATGGCAGGAAGTAAGATATTGTCTAACTTTGCAGACGGAGTATTTGCCATAGGACGTACAAGGAATGGAGGACGTTATCTAAAACTACTAAAAACTCGCATGGTGAGTGAACCGGATGAGAAGTCACTCCTTCCCTATTTCAATATTATTTCGGAACCTTACCTTCATTTTGAAAAGGTTGGTGATGAAACGGAAAAAAAATTACTTATGGGAAAACCTGCAAAAGATTTTTTCACTTCTATTTGGGATAGAGATACGAAATCCCCTATTCCTCTGAATGAGCTGGTCAAACTAATTATATCTAAGGATAATTCTAAGAATACTATAAAGGCTAAAGACGGAAATGCTCGAAAACGTATTGACCGTGCTATAAGATACGGCTCTTTAAGGAAAGACGAATTGAAGAATGTTTTTCTGAAAACAGAAGATTGATTGTCAATTATCCACAAACTGTAATTTCAAACAAGTTAAAGGACTCTGGAAAAGCCATAAGATTGGGTAAAATATTGTGGCTTTCCCAGTAGTTATAAGGGTTCGCATTTGAATCCCTAAATTTTTAGTTTAGAAGTAGTTAACGTTTATAGTTCATTTCTTTTCAAGTATTTCAATACATTTCTTTATTCCATCATCGAAACCATGCTTGTACCCCTTAGCGTATTCTCCAATGTTATATACCGCCATTGCCAACACAAACAGGATGATACCTACAGGCTTATACCAACCGGGAAGTGATATAGAAAACGGTTTAAATGTAATTGTGAGATCGCCAACCCATAATAGGGCGATAATAAATATAATTGTAAATATAATTGTTTTCATATCTGTTATTTCCCTATTTTATCATGAATAATTCGGCTTTTTCTCCGGATTCTGGCTATGCCTACTAAAACGTCCCTGCCAGCATTCAAGAGGAACACGTTGCATGAAGGTATGGCGCATACCCAAATCCTCCCATTCCTCGCAATACTTCTCCAATATAGCCGACATCTCGTCAAGCATACGGACATAGGCTTTATTGGCTTCAAGGCCACGCTCTATAATCGGGATTGCCTTCTTCCATTCTTCATCCGTAAGCAGATTGAGGGACAAGGAAACACGGACAGCGGCTATAATTTCATCTGTAGTCCAAAAGTTGTTACCGTCCTTGACGAAATGATTTATTACTTCGTAGTCAAAGTCTTTTTTCAGCCTGCTCTTGAATGCCGTAATGTTATGCTCTCTGAAGCCAGAACTGTATGTTGTGTAGATAAGCCTTCGTTCGTAATATTCTGTTTCCGGGTAGTCTTCAAGTTTTTTCCCTAATAATATTATCTCCATTGTATTTACCATTCCGTCTTTAACTAATATCTCTCCATCATCCCCATATTCATAGCAATCCGGGCAATAGTGCTTGTCATCCACTGGGTCGTAATACCATCCGCTTTCATTGGCAACTTCGGCAACGGTTTTCATATCCTCATGCCACATCTCTTCATTGGCTAAACCCCCACATACATCACACTGGATGTTATGGAAATATTTCTTTACTCTCATGGCTATTGCTGTTTTATCAATTCCGGGTTATCAAAAACGTTTCCTATCACTTCGCATCTATCGCTGACATACCACAATGGGGTAAAGCCACATGCTTTGTTCCTGTAGCAGAACATACCTTTATGAAATAGTACTTCAACTGTAAATTGGTAGGAACTTTCGCTGTCATGGATCAGTATTAGATCATGTTCGAAGATGCTATTACCGTTCTTATCGGTTATTTCGCTGAACTGACCAATGGTTATAGGGTCAACTTCATATGAAAACCCGGTAATACAATCTACAATTAGTTCTCGGTAAGAATAACCATCATAATCAGATAGGTAACAACCATATATCCACTGCCTATTTTTGCGGTTCTCTATTGACTTTCCTCTGAATTTTATTTCACGTTTCATAATTGTTCTAATTATTAACATTGTTATTAAAATAGTTAATTGTTTTCATTGTTATTACAATACAAACTATATTTGCATCGCATTTGATTTGGAAACTAACACCTCCAATCCAGCGAACTGTCATTCGCAAAATCTTATTCATTTCCTTGAGAAAGAATTAAGCCCATTGTCCTGCAAGCTTTGGGCTTTTTAACAGCGGCATAATCAATATCTTTTTCCGTTCAACTTAGGTCTTAGTTTATTGTATCTCATCTTCTGCTCAATGAACCACTCAATATCTATTCCTTTCCAAAGACAGTATTGCCATACATCAAGAATCACTCCTTTAATCGACCTTAGAGATTCGGATATAATTGTTCCGGTGCAAATCTCAAAAGCTATCTCTACAAATGTGTGTTCTTGGAAAAAGTCTGAAACGTTATTGAGTTCATCCACATTATCCAACGTGTCTTGCAAATCCCAGTCGCGCAGCCCAGCAAGGTCAAGACAGCGTATCACAACATCAGCTAATTCTTCCTCCACCGTTCCTTTGATATAGTTTTCAAAGCTATATCTGAAATTGACATCATCGTGCGGTTCTTCATCCTCATAAGAAGACTTGAAAGATTCTCTGTCGGCACGTTTCCCTTTTCGGTCCGCTTCCACAGCTTCCATAAGCTCGGAAATGATAAGGCAAAGGTGGTGTTCGTTACTCAGTCTTTTATCGTGGAAACCATGCTCACAAGCTGTCTTATAAGCGCGATCCCGTAGTTCGTTCAAATTAATATTTTCCATTATCATATAAGTTTTAATGCTTCCTGTAATCCTGCTTCAAGTGCTTCCTCGTAGATATCCCATTTACTACCATCATTTGTTCCTTCATAAACAGAACTGGTTATATGAGTTCCATTGTCAGCTTTAGATATTTCGTATCCATAGCCACAAGCACAGTTATATACACATATATGAATATTTTTGGTTTCACGTAGCCACTTCTGGGCGATGGATTGCGGAGGAAATTCTATATATGTAAACATCCCTTTCTCTTTCAGCAACTTTGCTGTTTCTAATGTCACAAGTTCTTCGGTCATAATTTTATTCTCCTTTCAATTTCTTTATTAGCGCATCAGCGAAACCAAGGCTCCATTCTACTGTCATATTTAAACTAGCATTCATTACCTGTTCATGTGAATTGCTGCAAAATCCTTGCATGGCAGCTTTCGCTAGTTCATATCGCCTCTGTTCCCAGTCGATAGCTGAAAAATCAAGTTCGCATTCCTTGAAAACCATATTACCACACACATATAAATAATCTTTGCTATGTTGAGAGTTGATGTTTAATTGGGGAGTTACATCTACCAAAACTCCTGTTGATTTTATTCTTGCTTTCATATTTAATCGAAATACATTACTTTCTTACCTATACATACCTTGAACCTTGAAAGAGATTCACTATATTGTGTAATATAATTGGGATTATATTTGTTAACAAAACATCCAGTACGTTTATGGTATCTGACACAAGCATTTTCAGGAGATTTAGCCAATATTTCTTTCTCATCGCTAAAACTAAAAAGTAAATTATCTCTGTATGATACCTTATACCACTTTACTTGGCTTCTTATCTTTTTAAAATACTTTGCTTTCATTATTCCTCCTTTTCTTTAAAGTGTTCAATCAGTTCATTTACGGTAGCCTTGTGATAACGTCCTGAAATAATGGTTGCATTATCCCAATTTTCATCCCAAAAGAACATAATGCCTTTGGGCTCTGTGAAATAATGATCGTTACCAATAGAATCGCCATAAGAAACGCTAAGAATGGAATCTGTTATAAACCACTGCATGTAGTTACTATCATCCCTTAATGCAGCGATAGCTAAGAAAAGTTCCTCATTCGCTCCGCAATCAATAAGACCATCTATTCCTTTAAGACCATTTTTACCATAATCGTCCAATGAATAAACCGAATTAATTCCAAATACACAAGTAAATAGATTATGCCAGCCTAAATATGGATTACAATAATAGCCAAGTTCTTTTAATCTATTTCTAATACTAGTAGTGTTTTTACATATAAAGCACTGTGTTGTAAATCCCATAATTATTCGTTTTTTAATAATCCTGATTTCTTCAATTTCTTTCTAAAATTCTTTTCATTTAAGGCTTGTTCATAGTAGCAATTAGGTTCTATGACCGTTTCAGCCCTAGTTATAGGAAGCCCATTCAGACCAATAGAAACATTATGTATAATAGAAGCTCTCTTTATCTCCCCTGTCTTAACGTTAAAAGAGAATAAGATATGCCCTGGATTCCTCTTAACTTTTTTAATCAATTTATATTCTGTTTGTTGTTTTTGTAGATACTCTATCTGTTCTTTAGAAAGATCATCTTTTGTTACAATAGGTACTATATCCATTTACTTTTCCTCCATTACAACTTTAACATATCCGTTTTCAATACACCAACACAGCATATCATAGGCTGCATCCAATAGGTTTTCTGACAATTTAAAAACAAATGGTTCACATATGCCTATTTGATAGCTTATAAACCAAGCTCCAGCGAAATTAGGCTCAATGTGCAGCTTATATTTTGTACCGAAGTAATTTAGGTATACAGGCAGCTTACCGAGAATATCCTGCAAGATGTAAGCAGGGTATTCATGCTTCATGTTCGGTTGACTCACAAAAAGACAAGGTTCTTTCTCTATTTCATCTGTTCCGTTGATGATAGAATCAGCGGTAGGCAAAAACTGCCAGTGCATGCTTGCATCGCTTGTATCCAGACCAAGATCCTTCAAGTGCTTCATCTGCTCGATTGATAATGCCTGTTTCATTCCTTTTCCTCCTCTGTTTTAATATCCGTTACTTTACCACGATTAACAAAGAAGAAACAACCCATCACATTACACAGGTATGATTCATGCTCCATCTTACACTCATTGCATTCTTTATTCAACGAACATTTACTGCAATCAAAATCCAGACAGCGCGCATCAATCAGTTCAACCATTTCATGCAGCACTCCATCAATTATTATTCCGTTCTTTATTTCCATGATTATTTGTTTTAATAAAGGGCGCATCCGAATAAACATAAAGTGTCGAATTTTAAATTTATTGTGAGTTTAGATGCGCCCTTCGGTTTTTTATTATTACTTTTGCTTTTGTCGAATTATTAAATTTATTGTTTATGAAATTAACACAAGAACAACAGGAAAAACTCCTACAAAAGATCCGTATAGGCAAGTGTCCTAATTGCGGATGTACAGAGGATAAAGTAATCAGCCCTCATGTTTATAATTTATTATCATTGGAGAAGGATAATAATGGTAATTTTATAGAAAGCGATGGACCGATAACCCACCTTGCTTTAGTAGCTGCCAATTGTCCCAAATGCTCATATACATCACTATTCAATTTAAAAACTCTTGGCGTTCTTTGATTGAAAATCTAGTGAATCATCATCACAAATTATTCCACCGCAACCAGTGAAATAGTTATCGGATGTTAAGTAAATGTTATTCACTACAACCTTGTAAGTTGCAGCACTGCGTCTTTTGCTTGATGCAGTGCTCTTCTTTTGTTTTCTGTTTCTTTTCATATCTCAATCTCCTTTCTCTTTAATTCGTTCAAGTACATCCCTGTTGGCTTCTAATATTTCATCGAAAGACGGGATGTACATCCACATGTCACACTCGTAGCCGTTCCAATCCTCAAATTCAAATCCTCCGTCTGTCGCAACGTATGGCGATTTCCCGGATGAAACAACGATATAGCCACTAACAATCGCTCCATTTGATACCATTCTGCAAAGGACAAGCTTGTTTGGTTCTGGCAACCGTTCCTTAACACTTATCCAAGGCGATTGCTTGGATTGCCATTCGGCACCTTGAACGAAATTAATCTCTCCAAACTTTGCCAAATCTTTACCGCTCAAAGTTCTGTCAACTGTCCTATGATTAAATAGGATATTTTCACTTGCCGCTTCTTCTACTGTCTGTTTCATATCTCTCCTTTCCATCTATCCTAGCAGCATATACATTACTACTAGGAATAGGTAATAAATTGTTGTTTTACTCATTACTATATCGTTTTACGCCTATTCATAAGGGTTTGTTTTACAGTAATTTTTATTTTCTGACATATTCAGTAGCTTATTTAAAGAATCATCTGAAAGAAGATGTTTGTTGCTAAAGTTTCCAAGCATTGAACGAGGTTCAATATTTTCATCTCTCATAAATTTCTGTATCTCGTATATATTAAAAAGTAAACCTTCACAATCTACTTCATAGTATTCAATGCCATCGTCATTACTGGCCGATACTTCGTAACCAATCCATCCACCATCTCCAATATAAGTACTTATCTCAATATTACGGCAAAAACCGTAACTGATAAGTAATAGCCTTAATACATCTTTTCCACTCATATTCATTCCTATATCGGTTTTAAATATTAATCTTTTTCGATGAAAGTGTTAGTCGTGTTTATCACACCAGCAGAATCAACGCTCTTACCATCCCGGATAAACACTTTTTCTCGCATTAACTCTTCATAGTCATATCGTGACATTCCGATTACACACACACGACCATCAACATACAATTTACATTTCATTAATTCAGTTTCTTCTATCGGACCGATAACATCTATTTGAATTGTTCTTTTATTCATAATTTTCCTGATTTGAATTAATAATTTGGAATTAGTTGATAGGAGATGCGGTTTCGGTAAGGTTGTCTAAATCTCTCAAGAAAACTACTACATCTTGGATAACGGGTACTCCATTCAAAGCCGAAGTGGTCAGATTGATACTATAAATATCAATACTTGGATATTTATCGGTAAGTAGCTTATTTAGTAGCGCAATAGATTTGTCATTGTAGATAACCATCCTATCTTCTATCTCAAAACCTAACCGAGACAAGTATTCTTCTTTCTTTTCTTCTCCTGCCTTTGAAACACGGGAAGCGAAAACCATTCCACTCAATGAGATTTTTGCAACGTATTCTCCAAAATAAAAGTCACTAACATGCCCAAATCCATATTCAGTCCACCAATTTCTAAATGATGATACCATAATTTTCAAACGTTCTCTAACATCTTCGTTTGAAACCTTCTCCCCAAGCTGATGACGTAATTTTCGATTTTCATCATTCAATGAGCGGATTTGTTCAGTTAATTTCTTTTGTTTCTCTGCAAGTACACCTTCATATCCCATTCGGGTAAGAAACCTATTCACATTGTGGTCTGTCAGAGAAAGGATGTTTTCTTTCATTCCTTCGGTGAGCTGCCCTTTTTCGAGCATCGTTATAGCCAATCCTAAATTTTGCTGAATTTCTTTATATTGCTTTTTCAATTCAGTTATCAGTTCTCCGTTAGAATCTTCTACAATAGCTGGCTTATCTTGTCTGTTAAAATCAAGCAGTCTTTCTTTCATTTCTTTATCGTTTGAAGCTAATTAGGTTACATCATTAATACTGATTTCTCCTTTTAAAACTCGTTCTACCTGCCGGTCAAGTAATTCTTGAAATTCTATTTGGCATATAAGAGAGCAATCCGGTATCATCTCTTCCGGCATTTCTCCACGGTTAGGAGAAAGCTCATCAAGAAATATTTTTCCAGATTGGTCTTTCAGACACGTTGCTCCTACTTCTCGTTCAATTTTAGCCATCCGATCAAACACATTCGGGAAATCCTTCCGTATCTTATTCCAGTAGCCCATTCCACCTTTGACACAACCGATACAATTATTGTTATTGTAACCCATCTTGTACATGGCAGGGATTTCAATGCCAGCTTTCCAAAGCATTCCCATTGCATCTTGCTTGGTTATCTGTCGCTCGATAAGTGGGAACAACGGCTTTGTATCAGGATATTGCTGTTTAAAGCGGACAGCACGGTTTATTTCTTTCGGGTCAAAGTCGAATCCCCAGACTTGACCGTCCCAATTTCCCAACTCTTTTTCCAGCTTGTAACGGACTTGTTTCTTTAATTCGAATGTGCAAGCTGCACCAGTAGGACCATTAATAAATCTTTTCTTAGCCAACACATCCTCTACGTTAAGATACTTATCGCTGCGAATGGTATGAATTGGCCGCCCGTACCATCTCTCGCAATCTGAGATAAATCGGACATTATCTGGATGCCCGGAACCTGTTTCGATATAATAGAGTTGTACATCGTTATACAAGTTCAATGCTATCTTACAAGCTACTGCGGATGTTACACCGCAAGAAAACCATGCTATTATCATTTGATTCCTTTCTTTCCTGTTTTGAACCATTTTCCTGATGTCAGGTAAATGGTAATTATTATCAATTAAATTCTTATTGTAATATCAGCAAGCTGTTAATCAACTTCCACTAACTCACCGTTTTCCAGTCTATACCATGTATCAGCCTTGACAACCTCACCATCAACTGCTACAGCCTTCCAATCAACAATATCATACGTATCATCCCTTTCCTCAGCTATGACCAAAATTGCACCTATTCCGCCTTTTACCTGAACATTTTTCCCTCTTGCTACTGACAAACCATTAGATCCTGTTGAAGCCTTCCCTCTTGCCGTGGCAGCACCTCCATCACCAGCCGTGGCAGCACCTCCATTACCAGCCGTGGCAGCACCATAATTACCAGCCGTGGCAGCACCTCTATCACCAGCCGTGGCAGGTTTCCCCGGTTTCGCATTACACTCGTTAGTACACCGTTCCTTGACATAAGATACAGCTGCTTTCACAAGCCCCCTTATATCAAGCTCAGCACCTATTCTAATTTTTGAAGAGCAAACCTTGTCGCTTTCTGAATCGTCTATTTTACCGCTCTGTTCAACCTCACAAAACCTTGACCCGGCTGGCGCATAGTAACCAAAAACATCCAGAGGATAAGGACACGCATGAAAACCTTTCTCGCATGCCTTTATGTCGCCTGTTTCTTCATACTCCTTACCTACCTTATACTTAAATCCTCTACAAGATAAATCCTTATCAAATGCTTTATAAGCCTTTATTTTCTGTTCCATGATATTGTTTATTTTTCGTTATTTTGATATTGCGATAATTTTTTGTTCAAAGATCGGGCATTCTCTTCTGCCCAACAGGTGTATTCCATGAAGCCTGTAGCATGGCTTTTCGGGAATCGAATCGTATTTACGGTTATGGCACAACGGCGGCAGATGCGATGTATATTGTATTTACCTTTTACACCGTAACATACCACAGGATAACCGTCAGCAGTTTTCATGTTCCGCCTTTTTCCTTCGTTTCAGCTTTCTGATGAAAGCCTTGACCTTGTTCCTAACCATCTCTGTTATTTTGTCCGCATCCTCGGCAAAGGCACACTGGTAAACCATATCCGTGCTTTTTGACATGAAGTCCACCTGAGCTTTGGCGGCTTTCCCGCATTCGGAAACCTTGTCAAACATCTCTATACGGTAATCAGGATGATATTTTTTTAAAATCTCGTTACAGTCCATCGTAAAGGTCTCAACCATATCGCACAGCATGATGATACTGTTGGTAAGGACGTTTATCTCTTCCCTGTCCTCTTCCGACATTTCACGCATGAAATTATCCATGGATTCCGACATCCCCTCATATTCGGAAAGGTATTGGTTTATGACACGTGTTTCTATACCGTCCATAATCTGTTTGAGTTTCATTGCCTCCATATAGCGGTGTGACCTGAGAAAGGAAGCGTGCCTTTCCCTCAGCTTCAGCATCTGCCTGTCCTCATTGATCATCTTTTTCATCCGTTCCACCACATCCGCGGGGAGGTCGTTTACGGTTAGCTTATTTCTCATGGATTGCCCCCTTTCTTGTTGTTTGTATTCTTGTTTCCGTCCTCTTTTTTCGCTCTGTCAATCCATCTTTGGAATTTGGCAGCTACAAGAGGACAGTGTATGCGCAGGTTTCTGTCGCGTTCCGCTTCCCATTCACGTATCTTTGTCTGCATCTCGATATTCATAATTTTCTCCTATTTCGTTATAATTCTTTTTTTTGAAAACTATTGCATATTTGCCCATATCTGTCACAGGCACACACTCTATGTCCTTTAGCCTTACAATACGCAGAATTGTCCCCGAAGTTCGAAGCATTCTTGCAATTCCGGCATTTTACATATACGGATTCCGGTTTGACTTTCTTTGCCATACTGTCAGTATTTTCACGGCTTCCTCGTCCCCGGATTCCGCCCGACGTTTCAATTCGTTGTACAAAGTCAAAGAAGAATATCCTTCAGGTGGAATAAATTTTCTGTTCTCTATTTCATCCTGCACCCTTTTTCGGTTTATCGCGTCCAGCTCATAATTCCTTTCGGAATTGAACTCCTTGAAGAAAGCATTGCCTATTCTTCTGGCATCGAAAGACGCGAATGAATTGTCATACTTCCCGGCCTTGTAGCGTGCGAAAAACAGCATCAGTTCGGAAAGCTTGTAAGCCTTGGCCTGTGAGGCAAAGGATTGGCAAAAGATTCTTATCCCGTCGGCAACGCCTTTTTCCTTGCTGTTGGAAGCCCCGAATATGCCGGACACCTGTATGTCGATCCAGTATTCGGAGGAACCATGGCCGTAAAGCGCATCATACTGCATCAGTGAAGGGCAATCTGCCATATAAGCCCTTTCCGGGTTTTGAAGGGCATATCCCCACTGGACCGGTGAAAATACTCTTTCAACCTCAGAACGGTCTTTCCATTTGGTCAGCCAAGCCTTCTTCGAGGTCTCGCTTATGTTGTTGTAGCAAGCTAAGAGCGTAGGCGTTAGCTTCCTGTTTGTCTGTATAATTGCGCCTATTGTTGTTTCCATTGTTCCGTTGTTTTTCAAGTTCAATTTTCAGCCATCGGGCAAAATGCGATTTTGCATCTTGGGGTGATTTAACAGTTTCTCCCTCGTTTTGGAGCTTCATAAAGAACTTCTCCAAATAATCATAAAAATCAGGAGGCGCGAAATCCTTATATCCACATAAACGAGTATTCATGCAGACAGCTTCCATCCATGAACTATTCGACTTCAATTCTTCATAGCACTCATCCAACCCTCTTTCAAAAATCCCAGTCGGAATTTCTTCATACGCGCGCGGGGGAGAGAGATAATTATCTTTGTCTTTATCTTTGTCTAATGCGCGTACATTATACTGTAAGGGCTTAGGTACTACTTTAGGTTCATGGTTAGGTATAAGGTTAGGTACTACTTTAGGTTCAACTTTAGGTGTCAAATTTTGATAGCTAATCTGATACCTTGTTTTATCCCGTTGTCCTTTTCCGCCTGATTTGAATGTGATAAGACCCGCCTGAACTAATCTGTTACGTGCTGATTTCATTGAGTTGACCGACACTCCCACGTCAGATGATACCTTTGTATCACTACGCGTCCAGCTATCCACCCAGCCTAAACGATTCGCTGTTTTTAGCAAGTAAAAATAAAGCCTCGTTTCACAGCAGGTAAATTCCCAGTCTTCGTCAAGAGACCAAAACCAATTAATCAGTTCTATATAAGTCATATATCTTTCAAATAATTATCCACCACTTTAATAAACTCGTCTAATGACCGAACAACGATGTATTTGTTACCATTTGCCTCACATTCCTTTTGCCATTCTTTTTGGACCGGTCTTTGGTATTCTCCCGGCTTTTTCATTTCCACACACAAAGCTCCATAGAAACGATTGCTCTTAAGAAGTATCAGGTCTGCGACTCCGGGAAGCATACCTTCATCTTTCATATAAGCTCCGTTCCTTGCAGAACGTCTTGCCGCATTAGGAACAGCAAACAGCATATTTCTGAGATGGGGATATTTTAAACGGAAATATCTAACACAAGAACATTGTATTTTATGCTCTTCATTTTTGGGCTTACTACGGCTGCTTGCCACACAAGCCTTGGATTTCATCTCTTCGTATGTCATAATTATTATTTGTTTATGTAGTACGGCATTATTTAAATCCCCATTCTTTCATGTAGTCAATGTTTTCAGGAAATCCTTCTACCAATATAGGGCTGAGGAATATCTTATCACTTTTTAAATTTGATCCTCCCCATTCGGTGGGTGGACACTTTTCATATTCTTCTTTAGAAACTTCACTTACACAAAAATGTGTCTGAAAGCCATATCCTTGTACACTTACTCCTAAATAACCGAATTTACGTAATGCCCACTCAAAAGCAATATCTCTATAAAAGTAATGTTTGGAGAATACTGCTACATATATCTTATGTGTAAAATTCCCTGTTTCTGTCAAATCCGGATTACATCTGATACAGAAATATTTAATACGTGAAAGTATTTTTTTTGCAAAATTCTCATATTTTTCACAATCCTCTTTTGAAAGAAACTCCTCCCCATCATATGCGATGTAAACAGTCTTAGTAATTTCTTTTGTTTCCATGTTATTCTTTTAATTAAAGCCCCGAAGCGTATTCTCCGGGGCACAACCATTATTTACTAACCCTTGCCATTGATGTGTGGCTCACATTTATGAGGGATAAGCAGGAGTCGAACCTACACAAGTATCGTCTGATTTCTCGCTTTCGTCCGTAGATTGGCTATCCTACGATCTTTAAACTACTCAACAAATGTATTACTCTCAGCTACGGTCTTGATGACTTCCATTTCTATGTACACTTGAAATTTCCATTCATTTAGTCTTAGCACCCTATGACCATTTTATCCCATGTTTGCCCACCCTATCTTCACAGACCGGGAAGGCATAAAGTTTATAAGAAAATAAATCTAAAATTATCCTCACCGTTAGGTTCTTCGCCCGGCATATCATTACCGAAATCCATCGGAATGAACCAATCTGAAATAAACTCTTCCATAACTAAATCAAATCAATTATTTTGGTTTTAACAATCGCATCCAATCTCATATCAGACAAACCTTGTGAAAGGTGTTGTTCCATCAAAGTGTTTGCCTCCTTTAAATCCTTTGCGCAAACCAAATTATAGTATTTCAATTCTTTCTCATTGCCGTTCTCATCAATCTGAGTATCTACAATGGTAGCCTTGAAGAATGGCTTGTCTTCTGTCTTTTCGTTGATTATCTCAATGATGTTTGAACGTGAAATGGAGAAGACATCAGATTCCATATTATCGGATGCGTACTGTTCAAGCCCTTTGGCTTCCGCTTCTGCAAAAAGTGAGCAGTCTGTAATGAAGTGTTCTTTTACTTCTTTTTCAAGACCGTCCTTGTTAGGTTTCATCCCTTTAACTTTACCTCGTAATACATATCATTCCTCCTTTGTCTTGTTACGTTCCTTAATCATTGCATCAGCTATTTGGTAAGCTGATTTAGCCTGTCCTTTATAGTAGTAGTTTGTAACACTAACTTCTTTGGACGGGAAAAACAATGTGACAATCCTGTTCCATAAAGTTCTCCTGCGTTTTGCTGTCATCATCATGCACTTCATTGCTTCAAGCGCAATATGATCGCGCGAAATATTCGATTCCATAATTTTATTGCTTTAATTGATTAATAATTTGTCTTTTGATTTTCTTGTACAGCTTCCCGACAAAACGTCCATGCTTCTCTGTTCCGTCATCGGGCAACTCGTTTTTATAAATATGAAGAAGTAACTGGATGAGAAGCACTTCTTGTTTTGTCAAAGTAAGTTTCATGATAATAACCTAAAGGAGCGATTCTATATCGCAAAGTTCAGCATATATCAACATCAGCCATACTATTATTTGTAACAGGATAGCCATATAATTATCACTGTCATTCTTATAAAACAATATCAAGAAAGATATTGCCATAATGATAAAGGCACTAATTCGTATAATCATTGTTTCAGATATGAAATTTGTTTTGTTCGACCTCTATCTCCATCAACTGAATCAAACGTTCTTCGTCTGGAGATGGGATATATATGCCACATTGGGCACTCGAAAAATTCCGAAACCGCTCAATAGTTAGGCTCATCTCCGCGCTGTCAAGATCAGAAGAACTTCGTAGATACTTTATCCGACCCAAAAACTTGTCTTCTCTCTCACGGACGAAAGTGTCTTTGTTGCAGAGAATCTTGTAATAGTTCCGCTTTACATATTCCATCGTTTCACCGATTTGGCAACCGAAATAAGCAAGGCAGACATGAAGGTATTTGTTCTGATTTAAAGATCTTTGCGGTTTCTTTTCCGTCAATTCAAACACCTTCTGTTCCTTTATCAACTTCTCCAGCTTCGCTCTTGCCTGCTGGACGTGGAGAGGATTAGAGCCATCGTACTTCATCAGAAGGGCAAATCTAGATCATTATCCGACACGCTAGGAGCATTATTTATATCCTCTGGGGTGGGTGATGTATTCTGAGGTATAAACTCTTTGAGGTCCCCGCAGATATAGTTCCTTCCTTCTACCCGTTCCTCCTTTTTAGGGGAACAAGTGATGAAATGCGTATGCCCAAACTGGGATTTCTCTCTGCGCTCGATAACAGCCACATTCACATAGATTCTTTCAACTCCATCTTTACACTTAATTTTCTTCATCTGCTCACGAGGTATATCAGAGAGACAGATAGAACCACTTAAAATTGCCATAATTAATTTTCTATTTTTTCTTTTAATAAATACTTGGTTAAATCTCTGTATTCTACCCACTCTAAAAAAGAGTGTAATAGATTCATATTATCCTGCTCCATACCATCATAACGATAACATGTAATAGCAGGCTCATAGCGTTTCAATGGAAGTCCTCTGACATCATATCCATGCTTATCTTTGTCGTATCCTTCAAAGATGAACAAGTCAAAGTGAAACACGTCTAAATTGAATAGCTGGAGATAAAATCGCCATTGGCAAGAATTGATGTAATCGGCATCGGTAGGATAAGAATATTTAGTCTTAATGTCCCTGATCTCCACACCATTCACCATATCGGCACATCCTGTTATAATAGCATCTCCAAAATCCTTATACAGTCTTATCTCATGAAAAGCATTCGGGTATTCGTTACGATAGGAAAGCGCGGTCTTGCATTGTGCAATATCCATAATCACTTTATCACCTTCAATGTCAAAGGATCTACCACAAGGAACAGGCTCTTTTTGTTCTTTATTATAATGGAGGAAGGTACGTTCTCCTGCATCTACTTTATCACATTTCGGTGTACCTTCTTCCACTATTTTATGAAATGCCTGTCCAATTTTTGTATACACATTACCCGTGAACTTGCCTGTTATACTGTCAATAACGGATTGCTCCGTTATCTCATAGTTGGCATAATCGCTTTGCTCTATGTACTTTCGGAATGCTTCTAAAATTGTTACGCGAATTAGCGGTATCATACTTTCACGAATAACTTTTTATCTTGATCGAAAGTGAATCCTTTTGCTGCAAGACTCTTCTGCATCTCAGAAAAGAAGGGTACTCGCATAATTTTAGGTAATAGTTTTGTAGCCTCCATCAAGGCAAGAATATCTTCATCGGTCATTGCGGCGGCAAGCTGTTCACGTATTGCCGCAAGCTGTTCATTAGCTTTTGCTTGTGCTTCTCCTTTTCCTTGAATTGATATCTTCACTTTCGATATAATGTCAGACATACATGTATCAAACTCGGTTGTTCCATAATCAGGTATTACCACAGTTCCAAGTCCTGCTACATTTTTGCCTACAAAATTATCCAACGGTGCAAATGAAATAGAACGCTTCCCATTTTGTATGAATACATATCCAACTTGGTCAGCTATCCTGACAAGCAGGTCTTTTGATTGCCCTGTGCAATCCGGAGAGTGCTTTATCACATCACCGTCTGCCGTTTCCTTGTCATGGCATATAAAAACAATGTCAGAACCATTCGAGCGAAGAAAGTTGACGAACTCTTTAAAGTCCTCGCCCATCTGCCCAAACCGTTTTAAAGTATTCGTTTTCAATTTATAATTATTGTCAATAGCATATTGACTCAGATAATCGTCTATCATTGATTTGGCTGTATCGACAACTATTGTTTTGTAATCTTTCATAGATTCACGTTCTGAATCAATATCTTTCCAACATTTAGCCATTATGGTATCACAACGTTGTACTGCGCGGTCTGCCCCCCTGTCGCAATCTATCAATAAAGGATTATCCGCTGTTGTAGCTACTGAGGTTTTCCCACTTCCGGGTACTCCATATAATACAATAATTACAGGACGCTCCGGTAAAACATCATTTTTCTTAACTATAGGCATAATATTTAAATTTTAAAATGTTCGCTTTTACCAACACAAAAAAGGCAGGTCCGCAGTCCTTACAAAGTTCCGCTTCCTGCCATGATATCTTTCCACTTCTTCAAGTTCGTTTTCTAGAGAATCGATTTCTTCATTAAGCAAGGATATATACTTGCCCTTACATTCAGCATTGAATGTGAGCCTTACCGATTCCTCACTCATTGACTGGACTATATCAAGCTCTGAATAAAGCTTTTCCAATTCATCGCTTATCTGGCTTATAGTTCTCATACCTTTTCAAGAAATTGGATCGGCAATGAGCATACACCTTTCATATTAGGATATTTGACATCAGCATATCCGTTAGCGATATAAACTATTGTACCTGTCAACGTATCACCTATCTCACGTACTTTATCACCTTTCTTCATAACCATTTATTTTAAGTTTATCTAATTATTGTGGCAATGGTTTCCAAAAATCAATGTCCCATGCCCGGTTAGTATTTCCACATATCCAAATGTTCTTCTTATGCTCACTATCGAATACCAACATCCCGGTATTCACAAATTTCCCGGAACTCTTTACAAACACTCTTGTGTCTAATGGTGGAGGATCTTTTTCTGCATTCCTCCATTTCATGGATTCCAAAACAAATTGAGCACCTTTTTCAAAATCCACTGATGCTGTTCTTTTGTGCGTAATTCCATGTATGCCATTTGCATACTCTCTGGCTTTCTCCTTTATTATATTTATATCCATAACTTAACTTGTTTCCAATTAAAAAACTCCTGCTATCTTCACAGACTACAGGAGCAAAACCTAAACGACTTAATCTATCACTTATGATAACTTACAGCCACCGTCAGCGGAATCGGGCCGCCATACTATCCGTTAAATGAAAGTAGAGATTAGAACAGATAATTATTTATGTTTATTACCTTAGACAGTACCAACCATGGACGGTGAAATTCCGTACCTATATTCACATACAGGCACGGACAGACAACATTAACTTTATGAAATAACAAAAAAACTAGATGAAAAAATCATTCATATTCCTTTAACTCTCTGTATGTCATTACCACCAATCTCACACACAATAATGAGATAATGGAAAATATAATCACCGATACAGATTTTATAGGGCTTTCCGTAACTATCGCACCATAAATCATTCCTAAAGAACATAGTGCGGCAAATATAGACAGGATAAAATTAGCTGTTTTCATAATATGCATTTTTATATTGTTCCCCTCAACGGCTTAAACCGGTTGTTACCCCGAATCTTACGGGAGGGAAGAAATAGTAATCAAATCACTTTATGTTTCTCTATGTACCTTTGCAATGAATTTACATTGTACCATATCATTCTTCCATCACGACAAAACGATACTTGCCCACTCTCCCTAACTTTGCGCAGATAATCATCAGCACAGCCTAGGAAGCACATTGCCTCTTCCCTGCTTAGCCATATCTTATTGACGGGTTGGACTTTACCGTAATTTATATTTACCTTTTTCATTTTGTTTATTCTTAATAAATTATTATCTGATTCTTGTCACAATGGTACCGTCAACACCACTTCTAGATATAAAGTTATATCCAATCTTATTCAATCTAGACATAGTAGCACGTACAACATTTTCTTTTATAGCTTTACTTTTAATAAGCCTTGTTTCTCCGACTGCTATACTTTTTAATGTTTCGGCAGGTGATATTTTTTTGATAACTATCGTATTAATATTTTCCATTATATTTGTTTGTTATTTTATTTTTCTTTATGTTTGCGAACGCTGTTATTTAGCAACGATGTTGATAGTGTTGTTTATTAACAGCATTGCAAAGATAGATATTGTTGGTAATATATCAACTTAATGATAGATATTTAACATATAATTAACATTATGGAAACAAAAGAACGTATTATTTCGGCTTACAATTATCTAAAAAATGTAGGTATTATATCATCTCAACAAAATGTTGCAGATAAAATGGGAGTTAGGAAAGAAAGTGTATCTAAAGCGTTTAGTGGTAATAAAAGTTACCTCACCAATACTTTTATTCTTAAATTTAATAATGCTTTTGATAATATGTTTAATAACGACTGGCTTATGGAAGGCAAAGGAGAAATGCTAAAAAACAATCAATCCATTGGAGATATCAAAAACTCAAGCGTACATGGGGTTAACGTAAACGGTAAGGATATACATTTAGAATGCCCATTTGACAAAAATGGTATGGAAATTATTGTGAATATGATTAATCAAAACCAAAAGAATATAGAAATGTTTCAGGAACAAATAAACAGGTTGATTACATTACTGGAAAAGAAGTATAATTAAGAGTAAATAATGAATTACTATTTCTATTATCAGAAGTAAAACAATCAAGGTTGATTGACAGTTTCCAACATGTCGCTCAAATAGTGGCTTCTTTGAAAGTCCATGATTGACAGAATACACTTTATGAAGAAGATTAGATTTAGTTTCTTCTAGTATTTCAAAACCTTTTCTTAGTTCTTCTGATTCGATATGGCGTTTAGTGATTTTTCTTTTTTTCATAATTCGTTCTTTGAAATGTTTACAATCGGTTATTAATGACTATCTTCCCCTTCCAACTCTTGTTCTTGGAAGATTGTATTTCTTTACAATATCTTCGTAAGCAGAATATGCTAAACTATCAACGTGCTCGTTATACTCATTACCGTTGTGCCCCTTCACCCAAACAAAACATATTTCACGAAGCGATGCGGCGCAATGATGATAAAGGCTTATTAAGTCTAAGTTCTTTTTAGGCTTCTTGCAGTTCGTGAAACTTGTTATGCAATATTGAGAATCGGTATATACGGTTAATGTAGCTCCTTTAGGAACAGATTTAACAGCACTTATTATGGCAAGCATTTCCATGCGGTTATTCGTAGTGCCAACAAATCCTTTTTTAGACTCTTTTATTATTACACCGTCTTTAAGTATTATATAGGCAGAACCACCTTCTCCATAAGGAGATATGTTATCACAGCTACCATCTGTGTATGCTTCATATTTAAGATTTGTTTCTTTCATTGTAATTATATTAATAATGAGTTATCTATTAAATAATAACCTGCTTTGATTTGAGGTAGGGGACTTGAGCAAATCATCCCCTTACCCGTAGAGAGTGTTTTCTCTCTTGCGGTTCGGGAATGATTCAAGAGAATGAGCCCGTCATCTCGGCTTTTTCGTCTCGGCTCTGAATTGGGTGCTTCCAATCTCGGCTTTCAGCTTCTACAGAGTTGGTTATCTCGTAACCTGCACCTGCGCACCAGTCTGCTTATTTCAATCGACTGCCTTCTTTCGTGCATCCCCTCACGGGCTTTCACCGTGAAGCTTCGGAAGGTTGTTTTAAATCTGTTATTGGTCGAACGTATTTTCCCCGATAGCCCTGCTGTATCCAATTCATGGAAAGCATACAATAACCGATTGTATGGATTTAATCTAACTTATAGGAAAGAAAAAATCCGTTGCTAAAGTAACGCGGCAACGGATTTTCATATAGAAGGCCCACGTTAGGGCGATTGTTTAATCATGTGTCTGTTGCCGCGTTACTTGCAACGGGTACAAAGGAATATGATTAATAAGAGATATCCAAAAGTGTTAACAATAGTGCGATATTCCGTTTAAGGCGGTTATAATCCGTTTTGGGTTGTTATGGTTGGTTATCGGGATTATCATATTTAAATTATTTAACAACATTAAACATAAATAAGCAAAGACACTCTACTTATCGCAAGCAAAGTGCCTTTTCATTTGAACGTTGGTCGTAACCTCAACGTGCTCTTATGCTAATTGTGGCAATATATTCACTTTAATCAACGCATCACGAAGAACAGATATAGTTGATAAATCATTCTTGAATACTTCGATGTTGTCCTCGGTAACAAGAGATGCGTAGTTGAGTATCAGTTGAGCAAGATCATCAGCAAGCTGCCTAGGTGATTCCATCTCATTGAAAAGTTCTTGAATGCTGGACAAATCGTATTCTTTCTTGTTGCTTTTATTTAATTCCATATTTTTTGTGTATTTTAAAAGTTTACAATCTATTAATTAACAACATTGCAAAATTGAACATGAAATATGCACCCACCTCATAAGAAAAGTGGGTAAATGAATTTATGTGGCAAAAAACGAGGTTACGCGGCTGGATTCAGCTCACCTTTTATCTGCTTGATGGCTTTCTTCACGTTCCAATCATTTTCATATAGAGCAATAATGAAACGCACACCTTTGGTAGTCCATACCGTATATACACTTGTTCCTGTCGAACCGTCCGAGCGTGTGTACGTCTGTGTGCGGGTAGAATGCATCCCCCATGTAGAATAAGGTGCATGTAATATCCACTGCCCGCTTTGCCGGTAAATGATTCCGATTTCTTTCAGCTTCTTGTGCAGCTTTTCAGCATCCATTCCTATCTGCTTGGCAGCTTGTGTACTCGTCTGTGTATTCACACTCTGCAAGTGGTTGTCATAGTAGCTGACTTTGGGAGCGGATTTTTTGATTTCCTCTGTCTGAATCTCAATGGTGACTTGTTGTTGTTCGGTTTCAGCTTCAAGCTGCTTTAACCGTTCCTCTCTCTTGGCAAGGGTAGCTTGTGCGATGGTTAGAGCACGTGCCATGATTTCTTCGGGAGTGTCGTCAGATTTAGTTGCGATATAGCCGCCAGTCTTGCGGATGGCCTTTAGAATTTCCTTAACTCCTTTCTTAAATTCTTTGGCAATTGGCTTGCGGGATTGCATGAGGACTTCGTATAAGCCATCTTCGGTTAAGAACCAAACTTCTCTATTTTGACCTGATACGAATATTGTTCGTACCAGCTTTTCTTCTTCATCAACAGAAGATACCATGTTTGAAACATCAAACTTTCCTTTTGATGTTTTTGCATAATCAATACACTCTGCCACTTCTTTGGCAAGGAACAACGGATTTTCGGCAGTTCCGTAAACCGTGAATTTGTGCCCAAGCAACTCAGTTTTACTTAGGACTTGAATAGGTTGATTTGACATAAAATAAAAAAATGCACCTACTACGAGCTGTCAAATCAACCATAGGGTTTATTTTGGAGGCGTTTCCGTATCTCCACTCGGTAGGTGCAATATCTTATTATAATATTCTTTTTATATGTCTTGGCAAAAAAATAACTCCAATGATGAAGTCATAGGAGTTTGCCGCCCCTATAATTGATTTGACGTTGCAAATTAAAGCATTTATTTTGAAACCGCAAAACTTTGCAGCGTATTTTTGGAAATAAATTATGAAATCACTTCACCTCTCTCCCAAAAGTCTTACATATCATTTGTACAGCAATATTGTGAACTGATAGATATAATTCATCACCTATTTTATTATTAAAAGCACTATCATTTCGATGCCCATATACTAAGAACTTAGCAGCTTTATTATAATCAGAAGACGAAGAATTCACATTTGTATAATATTCGTATGACACATCTTCATTTGTGTTAAATCCTAAGTAGGCATCCATTACTATACTTGCGAACCTATTCATTCTACAACCTTTCCCTACATCTATAATATTTTCATAATACACCTCATCATCGTAAACAGAATCTTTCAAATAGTAATACTGATATTCAGAAACATCATATCCTCCAAACATATTTTCACCACGCACTTTACATGATAAGATACACAATGTATCGTTAAGTTCGGACGTTTCAATATCTGATATTTTTAACGCATCTGGATTTCTTGCCATTTTAAGCATTGTTTTCTCCATCTGCTTTCTTGCCTTACTTTCAAGACTATTACTGCACGACACCAAAGCCAATGACGTAATAATCAATAAAAATAATTTCATAATACCTTATTTTATTCGTTAATATATTACCAACCCATTTCATCCATTTGCCTTAGTTGCTCTTCCTGCTCCTTACTCCCTTGGAAGTGAACTTGTTTTCCTCCGTCCTTTGAGTTATATCCACCACCTTCTAAATATCTTATTCTCGCCTTACGTTCCAATTCGGCTGCATCCTTCATACCCATGTCACGGAGCTTCTTCTCTCTGTTTACACTGTTCCAGTATTCTTTATCGTCCGCATCCATAGTTCCACGACCGCGTTTCTTTGAGTTTCCAGTGGTGGAACCCGATGAAGAACTTCCACCGAATAGTTTCTTTGTAAGTTCATTGTCCAATACTCTAACTTTATCATTAAGAATCCTTGCGTATGGGTTTAGTGTGCATACCACCATATATGATAAACTGCGATTGTCAAGAATACAAGATAATAACAAAGAATCGTTCACGTAATAATGGTCTTCCCTATCTAAAATCGGATGTCCTATCATCTCTTTCGTCTCTGATAAAGGGAAATTTTTATATTCAGAATAAAGTGTATCGAAACTTATCCCCAACCCATAATTATCCATAATATTCTTTGCTATATTCTTTTCACCTTTGCTTCTTAAATCACCAAATCCTCTTATTATACAGAGTTTGCCTTCATAAAATTCCAAAGATAATTGACTTATACCATTCTTTTCTGCTATGAAAAATCTCCAGTCTTTTATATCTGACTTATAATTGTCGTTGTTTATTAGTTCAACAAATTCACTTAAAGTATCAACAACATCATATCCCATAGATTTGCATTGCAGAGCTACTTTATCATAATCATCACCCATAGTGAATCCATACACCCCCTTTATATTTGAGCTTTTGGCTTTCATTTCTTCCAATGAATCAAATCCTTTACGTGAATCACACGACACGAAAGCCAATGCAAATACAGCTAATAATAAAATATTTTTCATCTTTGTTTTTAATTTAATCTATTGTTAAATACTATTGGATAAATCCGCTCTATTTTTATCAAGTATGCTATCTATTCTCTTTTGCCTATTCCTTTCCATTTCTTCACGCATCTTAGCCTCATTTTCAAGCATATCGGTTATGTTATAATCATCTATCGTTATTGTTAGTGTATATGATGCGTGGTCGTTACCACCGCCATATTTTTTAGCCTCATTCTTTATCGCTATTCTTTTCTTAGGAAATATCCAATACAAATAGATGTAATCTGCTTTTTCGTGCCCACGGATTTCATCATACCCAGTATATTTCTTATCGGGCATACCATATTTCTTTTCAAAATGTGTTATCAAATCACGAATATAAGGCTCTGGATGATATTCCGCTCCACTATTATACTCTCTCCTGTATTCTTCATAAAGATAGCTATGTCTTAAAGTTAGAGAATAAAGTTTACCATTATGAAACTTTACATCACATATATCTAAGTCTATATCTCCTATACCTAAAGATTTATATCCGAGTTCTGACTGTATCTTTCCTCGCTCTCTTTCATAGTCTTTTTTACTCTGACCAAGATAGATGCCTCCTAAGACGGTTTTATCTTCGGACATAGTTATATTAGATTTATGCCTTATATCTTTTAGAACTCTATCAATAGAATCCTCTTTTGCTTTCTTTATTGAATCTCTCTTTTCCTGCTCATATTCCCAATCATAAGCATAATTCTTGCTTGTATTGTTGCATGAGGAAAAAACTATTATTGAAATAACAAGTAATATCTTTTTCATAATCTTAATATCCAAAGAACAAACAACTAAATATATCTGACATAAGAGGGAAAAGCAATACGAGCATTAAGGTTGCTGCCATAAATATCAACACGTAGAAAACGACCATAAAAATATTACTTAATTTATCCCCTTCTGTAATATCGTCATTTTTACTATTAATTACACAGGTAATAGCAGAACCACTATGAAAAAGTGCCTTAATACATTTTACAGCAAACAAACCTATTCCAAACAGAACTATTAAGCTGGTTATAAATATTCCCCATCCTTGCTTATACGCCCTCCTTGAAAACGGATAGCCTTTTCTTGTTCCCATAGCAACGATTATTTATTAATTATCAATTTAAACAACCAATGTTTTTTATATTTCATATTCTCTTCTTCTAATTCAGAAACCCTTTTCTTCAACGTTTTTATTTCCTCCACATATTTGAAGCAATCCAATTCAAGGAACTTCTTAGCATAGTCAGTAGAAACGACAACAATCATACTACCATCATCTCCAACAAAGTATCTTACCAAATTCAATGGTCTGAAACATTCCTTTATGATTGAAATCTCACGTTCATCCTTTGGATTATAAAGAGTATATCTTGGTTCAAGCATTCTCTCCAGCAATTCTTTTTGCTCGATAATAGAGTATTCAGCACTCATTTTCTCATCCCCTTTCTAAAACTACTATTGGCATTTCTTGAACTTTTCCCAAGTCCACCTCCGAACACCCAAATGATAACGGCGATAAAAAATAGTATATCCATAATTATTTTGTTTTAAGTTAGCAATATTCAAATATCTATTCCTTTATCCTTCCATTTTCGTCAAATTCAAAAGGAAGCTCCATCTGACCAATTTGGCGCATCTTCATTTTCTTAAAATTATCACAAAACTGCTTCATGTTGTCGGAAACTTGAAACAACGTAATAACCTTGTTTATCTGTTTCTCCAAATTAGGCTCTCCTATATCAGTAGTCAAAAGCTGGTGATACCTGTTTGTTCTGTTCCCTGATTCACTTTTAGGAGTTTTCTTTTTAAGTTCCTCTAATACACCGTTAGGAAGTTCCTCGTATATAAATGTGTTCGTCCATTTTCCTATGATTCCCGGTCTTTTCTTTATCCCGTTAACAGTATAATCCCATCCATTAAGCCTGAATAATTCTTTATAGAATATATCGGGGAAACGTTTCTGCCACGGAAGGAGTTCCTCTGAAATATACGCTTTAAGTATTTTTTGAAGTTCGTCATTCTCCCTTTCGTATTGATAGCCTGTAGCTTCGTCAACAAGTGCTATGATACCTACCTTCGCAACTGAACGAATTATTATATCTGCATTACGAACAATAACATTATTATCAAAAACACCGGCACGATTTGCGTCTATTATAGCTGAACAAATATCGACCAAAAGAGTAACTTCATATCCGTTAGCCGTTGATTGTGAGCCACCTGCATTATTCCTTTTGAATTTTATAGGTTTAGAAAGCCGCTCTGATATGCTGTTATCACCGGCACAAAGATAGCTTGAAACACCATCCATTTTACAGAAACTATTCATCCACTGACCGCTCTTGCTATCGTAACCTATTGCCTTTTGTATTCCTCTACCGGAAAAGACTCTCATTCCATTGTCAAGCACATAACAAGGTATTTCCAAGTTTCCTAAACACAATGGGGTTTTGTCAGAACCGTATTTTGCAACTAATATCTTCTTTTCTTCCATACTTATATTTTAAGTTGATATATAAATTTTCTTCGAATATAGCTATCTGTTTTAATTTGTTATTTCATTGAATAATTGTATCTTTGCATATAAACCAGTTTGATATGAATGAATATGACAAAGAATTAGTCAGGTTGATTGCGCAGCAAGAAATCATAAAGCGTGAAATCTCACAAATGAAAAAAATATCATTTTGGAACTTCATACCAGCGATATGGGGTGGCATAATCACAGGGATAATCATATTCATACTAATAAAGCTAAAATAGAAGAAAGTATCGTTGAAGCTAACGTAAGCACCTCAATTTCTTCTCTCCTGCTTTCACGCTCCGCTTCTCCTTTGAACCCTCCTTGCCTTATAAAGCATATTCCTTTCTCGTTTATCTTGAATATACTCCATCTGTCCAATATGGTTATTATCGTTTATTGCTCCATATAAGGACAACTGTAAATTCACCTTTTGAAGCAACTTCCTGTCAGTACATTCTTTCAGCTCGGTATCTGTAAAGATTACTTCCCCTCCTCCCTCAAAGGCTTGTCTTATTATCCTTTCAGATATTTCCTCTTCTATATCCATATTCTTTTTAACGACGTTACATTTTAGTTAAACGTTGCAAAATTACAACATAATTCCAAACTGTCCAAAAATAAGAGGTATGTTAGATCGCATGAAAAAAAACAAATAAAAATTTGTCTTTGCAATATAATGTATTACTTTTGCATTATAATATAATACAATAATAGGATGGAAACAGTAATAAGAAAACAAACATCGTTCCGACTACGTGAAGATTTGCTTCAAGTATTGCAGGAACACGCAAAGAAAGCAAACAGAAGCCTAAACAATTTTGTAGAGAGCACTTTGATGGATGCGATGTATTCAGAACCAAATGAAGAAACTGTCGCAGCCATAAACGAAGCGCGTTCCGGCAAGTATTCGGGAACGATAGATACTACAGATTTTGATTCATTCATGAAATCTATCAACGAAATAGAATGAAGACGATCCGTTATAGCACAAAAGCAAAGAAAGATTTGAAGAAGTATAGGAATGACATCCTGCTAATGAAAGCCTTATATGATGTATTGGAAAAGTTAGCAAACGGTGACATCCTTCCCAAAGAATATAAAGCACATGCTCTAATAGGGAACTACAAGGACTGCATGGAATGCCATATCAAAAATGATTTTCTCCTGATATGGATAGACACAGAACACGATGTGATAGAAGTTATCAGAATCGGAAGTCATTCCGAATTATTCTAAACATGATATTTACTCAATTTCGCCTTCAATACATATAAGCATATTAGATTTTCTTTTGTTGATCCTACACCTTTAATGTGAACCAACCTCAAACAGCCCCCACAATCGGAAATCAATATACCGAGTGGGGACCAATATTAATTATTATTTCTCTATATTAGCTCTGATCTGTTTAAGTAACAAAAATGCCCCTTCCATCTTATAGTTACCCAAACATTGTTGGGCTTGCATAATACAGCTTTCAACAGTGAGGGCTAAATCGGGAGTAAACGCAGATTTATTTATTTGCATTGTTTTGGGAAGTTGGCTAGCATGATCATTGAACCATGCAATCATTTCATTCAATTCTTCCTCTGTGTAACTTTGTCTTTTCTCAGCCATACTACAAAAATTTAAGCCATTATTACAGGAACAGCAAAATTAAAAATCTTGTTTAAAATATACATATCACGAGATGGATTTATTCATGGTTTAGACTTTTTTAAGCTACCCGATATGTAATCTATCACTTTCCTGTTAGCCTCATCAATCTTATCCCTGTCGAAATCAATGTATATATCTGTAACATCACAACCAAAGGAGTGCCCCAAAGCTAAAGATATTACATCTTTCGGAATATCCACCTTATGTGCTAGCGTAGCCCATGTATGACGCGCCCAATATGTTGAAAGTTCGGGAAACAATGGTTGCTTACTTTTTTTCCCACCAAGCCCTTTTCGTTCAAACGGACCTATTCCTTTAAGATTCTTATTCATCCTATGGCTAAAATCATGATAGTCTCCATAGTAATCTAATATATCTAGTAAATGAGTTTTACCTTGATACCTGTCCAATATAGCTTGTGCTTCCGGCTCTATTTTAATAGAGTAAAATTTCTTTGTTTTCTGGCGATAATATTCTATACGCCCATCTATTATATCCTTGTGTTCAAGTAAAAGCAAATCACCTATATTTATTCCAACAAGATATACAATCAGCATAAATATATCCCTATATTTCTTTTCAAACTCCTCACAAGGATAATCACGCAATAATCTCAATTGTTCAACAGATAAAGCACGTTTTCTAGTTTCTTCTTTTTTTATCTTATACTTTCGAAAAGGATATAAGGTAGTAATTTCTTCATCAATAGCATAATTGAATACTGCACGAATGTTACGCAGGTGAATAGAATAAGCGTTTACTTTCATCCCTGATTCAGCCATCCAACTTTCAAAATTAGACAGCCATTTCCTATCCATTGTGTCAAAGGTGCAATCCGGATCATATTCAAGCAGTTTATTTCTAGTTGTATTATAAACCGTTTTTGTTCCTGTATTACTCTTTATGGAAACAAACTCATCAAGATAATCTATAAAACATCTTGTTTTTTTTACAACCTTTTCATCAAATACATATTCGCTGATTATCTCCTTGGCTTTAGCGGAAGGCAAAGAAGATAATCTAGCTTCATCGTCAATAATCAATTTTTCAGCCTTATTCTTCAAACTGACAAGCCTTACATTTTTTACTTTAGACTGTGGTACCGATTTGTCCAAATAAGACACTTCATTAAACTTTTCAGAAGACGGTGTAGATATTCCAGTGGAGAAAACAAACCTCGTTTTCCCTATCCGTATCACAAGAAGAATCATCTGAGATCCATCCTTCTTTGCTCTTGTATCAGGTATCAATCTTACTGTTGCCATTGTTTTGTGACGTTTTTGTGACGATAAAGATACATAATAACCCCCAAATAACCACCTTAAACGGAATGTTTTCTTTGATAATAATATAAAAAAAGCACTTACTATTAGATAAGTGCTTGATATTCAGCAGAGCGGCAAACGGGACTCGAACCCGCGACCCTCAGCTTGGGAAGCTGATGCTCTACCAACTGAGCTACTGCCGCATCTCTAAAACGGAAACAAAAGTAATATATATTTT